GTAAAAATTGCGACTTAGCCATAATCTTCCTTTAAATAGTCTGGACTTAAATTAGTATCTTACGTTAATAAACGGTCTATCTTGAATAGGAGTTTGAGGATGCTGCTGTGAATCTGTAAATCTAGCCATGCGAGATGCGTTTGAATATTGAGATGCAAGAAGCTCCATTGAGACTGCGCTGTCACGAATAGATGGGGCAAAATCCATACCTAAAGCATATTCAATCATCTTGTTGAAATATGGCGGCCAGTCGCTTTCAGGAACGTTTGCAATGTAATCGCAATACAGCGGGCCATCATAGTTAATGTAAATTTTGTCGCCAAGAATTTGATAAGCAGTGCCAGGGTTTAGCTTGATTAGAACTAACATATCCGCAGGAAGCTGATACATTGTAGACCATTCATTGCCTATTGGAGTTTCTACCAGCTTGCTTAACTGTGCTTTTCGTCGAGCAAAGCCCCAACGGTATTTAGTTAATTCGTTTTGTACAATGCCGTCATACAAATTACTGGCTACAACCTGTGCCCGAGTATTTCCGTCAAGTGACGTTACAGGCAAATCGCCAATTAAAATTAACGCATTAGAGATTAGCTGAATCTTACTAGCCATAGGGAGCCTTTTAAAGTTAAAAGAAAGGGGGCCGAAACCCCCATTCAGTTACAAAAATACGACATTAAGCGGTCTGAGTGTATTGAACCTTAACGATGCCGTCAGTGTCACGAGCAACCGCGCCAGCCTTCAACATACCGTTACACAACCAAGAAGTGCGCTCAGGAACCCAATCAATGTCAGTCTTCATGTCAATACCGATGGCCAGGCCAACAGCAGGACGGGCAAAGAAGTAAGAATCCACTACGTTAGTAGCAACAGTCAAACCACCTTCTGCACGATCTTCAAGAACAATAAACTTAAAGCCAGCAAGAGTATCAACTTCACCGTTTACAAGAGCTTTTACGTTCTGGTAATCAGCGTTAGTGATTTTCTCGTCGTTCAGCAAACCACCCAAACCTAATGCGTTAATAGCAGCATACAGCTCAGAGTTGGGCACGCCTTTAGCGCGAAGAGAAACTTGGGCTTTGATAATCTTAGCCATGTTCAGGTTAGATGCAGTTCCGCCAACACCAGTGCCAACAGTAGCAGCATAAGCGCCAGCATCGTCCATTGCGTCAATAACGAGCTGATCGGATCGACGACCAAGGGCATTTGCAATAGTGCTAGCCAGCTCTTGCTTCTCGTCAAAGTTTACTTCTTGAGCGTCAAAGATGTCAGTGAACTCTGGAGCATTCCAGTTGCCAAGAGTAGCTACGCTAAACTCGTGACCAACGTTCATTGCAACTACTTCAGCAGAAGTGGCTTTTTGATTAGCTAGGCCTTTGCCCATTTTGCGGAACTTGTAGGTGTCGCCAACTACGTTATTACGAACGGTTACAGCAGACTTCAATAAACCAGTGCCTTGATAGGCGTGTTTGACCATTGAGTCAAATTCCGTGACTGCCACGGATGATAGTACGTTACTCATAAGAATTTCCTCGAAAAAGAGTAATATTAAAAATAGTTTTTCAAGGTTTTAGCTGAGTACCCGAGTAAACTTGGTCAGCATTCAACCTAAATTTACTGGGCCTTAAAAGAAAGGGGTGTCCAGTGTCTCGATTATACACCTTTCACCCCATATAAATCAACCAAAAGTTCTAATGTGCGGTTTATTGCCACCAAAGTCCTGCATCATTTTTTGTATTTTCTTCTCATGGTTCATATCAACACTGCGAAGTAGCTGCCCACTTTCTGACTTTTTAAACATCTCTGTTTCAATGTCTGCCCAAGTCATGCCAGTAGGACTTTCCCCGCCATCAATAGGTAGCTTGACTGGAGATGTTGCTCTAACTAAGGCCTCAACAAGCTCAATAGATTTTGCGTCAGTAACTAAATCCATTACTTTTTCATAATCATCAGAGTCTAGGTTGTTCTTTAAAAAGCCTTCTACTTGCTTAATACGCTCACCAGCGTTATCACCAAGCTTTGCAATTTCCTGTTCACGGCTTACAGTTTCTGCGGCACCGTTTTGCGCGCTAAGTAATTCCCAGGCTTCACCAAATGCTTCTTGACTCATGTTAGTCTTTGATGCAAATTCAGTTAATTCTTGTAGTAGCGCATCGTTACTTTCAATACCTTCTGGCCCTGTGTAGCCATCTTTGGGTGCGCCAGTAAATCCGCCAAACTTCTTTTCCAGTTCTGTGTATGCCTTTGCTTGCTCGGCAACAGATTTGTATTTGTCTGCTTTATACCAATCTGGAGTATCGCCTGAGCCTTTAACATTTTCTGTTAAAAAATACTCACCTTCTCCAAGTGTTGGAGTTGCGGCATCTAGTAGGGTATCGCCAGGTGTAGTTTCTGCGGCCTGTTGTGTATTATCTAACATATTACCTCCACGGTAATTTTATCGTACTTCAGCTTGCTGTACTTGGTTGATTAAAAATTGAACTACCCCGCTTTCACCATTATGGTATGCGGCTTCGTAGTTAGGGTTCTGGGAACCAAAGGGTGTAGCGTTTTGAAAAATAAATCTTTGAGTTAAATCTGCCAGCACTC